AATCCAAGGCATCAGTAAAGAACAAGGTGCCGTTCCGCAGGATCATACGAGCCAGCCCAGAAGCAACCGGTGGGTTCCCTTGCTTGAACACAGGCTCACTAAAGGTGTATTCGAGTTTGTATTGGAGTCCGGTAAAGAATGTCCTGTTGTAGGACTGAACCGAGACTTGGGTTCCGTTAACATAGTTAATCGTGATGCGGTTGCCGAGGTAGTCGTATGCTTCAATAACATCTTCTGGACTCGGGGTGAAACCAAGGTCTACCGTCAGTTCCGTAGATATCTCGGTGGCACTTCCTGCAAGGGTGTGTTTCTTGAGCATATCGAGGTGAACCGTAAAGCCATTCAGGGTGTCGTCCTCAAGCCTGAGTTCTTCACACTTAAGCTCAGTTAAGAGAGTGTTACCATCTTTGTCCCCAATAACAAACAAAGAGCTATTGATGAACTCAAGACTGAGAACATTGAAGGGCATCGTAAACTTACTCCATGAGCTAACAACCTTTTCGCGTCCGTTAAAGAAATACTTGTAGATGTAGATGGTGTCGCCTCCTGAGCTAACAGCTATGAGATCTGTTGCGGACGAACCGGCTGTTACTAGGATGTTACCGTTGTTGAGGTATCCTGGAACTTGTGTGGTGATGTCTGACGAGTCGTAAACATCCGTGGTGGCATTGAGAGAATACTCTTGCATCCCAAGGAAGTTACCACGGGCGAAGGGGTAATAGACATAAGACCCAACAACCAAAGGATCTTCGGAGGTGTTAACATCATAGTTAGTGACAGCCTCAAGGGTGATTGTTTCGTTAGTGAGGGGATCGCCCTTCAGCACAAACTGTCCACGGTCCGCGAACAATAACAGGTTCTCTTGGAAAGCCACACTGCTTCTAAGGTTGGTGACGTTAGCGGTTGCTGAAGTAACATCAATCGGGGCGGTGTCCAACAGAGTCCTTACAGTGGTCCTAAAGAAGTTAAAGAGTTCACCGGCTTCTGATAACACCACAGAGTCCTCGTAGATGAATCCGAGGCGGTTCTTAAAGAAGACAAAGTTGTTAAGCTTCTTGCCGACAAAGGAGGGAAATGGGTTGGTCTCATCATCCCCACTCTTACGCTTAGACCATCCCGTAGTGTTAACTGTAAAGGTATCCGGTCCGGTGTTCACTAGCTGGAGTGGGAGGGTATCGGGATCTAGAGCGACACTTAGTTCTGGTCCTACGTCCTCTGCCCAGCCTCCGTCCCCAAAGGCTTGACCATCGTTGGTCTCGAAGCGGAGATAGTAGTCATCCTCGTTCGCATTAGCGTCCCCACGGACTGCCACACGGAAGCCATCGGGTCCACGCACAGGGAGATCGGAAAGTGAATCCACTTCCTTGTGGACGAGTCCTAAGCCGGAACCAGCAAGACCATCGAATGCTTCAAGGAAGAAGTCCTGACCGTCGTTCCTGTTGATAAGGATAGATCCGTCTTTGTCCTTTGTGGTGTAAGTGGCGGTGACGTTGGTGTTTGTTGTGGAGCTAGCACCGGTGCCTTCCACATATCCCACGGGATTAGTGCCGCGAAGAGCTAACGTCAAGCCCGTAGAGATTCGTGTAGTATCGGAAGCGTCGTTCGTAGCGCTTGTAGTTTTTAGGGATGTAACGTAAACTTCATCAAACGGTTCAGAACTTTCGATAGTCGTCGCGAAACTCTGCTGGTCGGTGTAAGGAATGGTTCTTCCCGGATGAAGTAAGGTTATCCCCGTGACCGTTTGCGTTGCATCAACAGTAACATCGAACTCAGGTCTTACCTCCCATTTGATATTCGCGGGAAACTCTAGGGTTGGCTCGTCGTCAATCGTATAGCCACTTCCTCCTGAAAGAATACTGACGGAGTTTGGTGCAAGACTATACGTACGAGAAGAAACCGACCAATGAGACCCGATGGTTCGAACGTCCCAAGTAACACTGAATCTAGCTCCCCCACCGCTAAAGGTTCCTTTCTCTCTGAACTTAAGACCATACTTCTTCCCGAAGTCGCCTTGTTTAACAAACACCAACGCACGGGAAGCATCCAGTGGCTCTGACTGTTCGGTGGTTTTACCCACAGTAACATTAGTGTTAAGAAGGAAGGTGCTGTCCCCGATGGTAAGAGCTTTGAGTTGTTCGTGTGACTTGTCGGAGGAATCTATTTTAAGGTAATCACTGCTAACTGTATGTCCTCCAAGGGTGCCTTCAATGGTTGCTTCGTCGCCGGTCTCTAGGTTGAACACCCGTATCACACCTGTTCCAGTTGCTGTGGTCCGATGTTCAATAGTAACCACATACCTTTCCGTCGCACTCCGGTTGATGAAGTGAAGGAAATCCCCCTCTAAGGCAACGTCACCTAGATTCTTAATGAGTCGAGCTGGAGGACGCTTGGTGAGTCCTTTAGTGACTGTAGAGAGACCGTTAAGCTGCTCCTCACATTGACCAGCCAAGCGCACTTGAGGTGACTGTTGGCTGACCCCTTGAATGAGGTTAGGGACGGTAGTTGTTATGTTAGCCATTGTTAATGTTAAGCAATATCAATACGGCGATTGATGCCCCTGCGTGAGGCGGTGTCGTAGTTGTCGAAAATTGTTCGGTCTGAGTTACGTCCTTCAGCTTCTTCCATAGATGCTTTGGATCGGATCTCATCACGATAAATAAGTGCCTCAATCTCACGGGAACCAATCAGTCGACTGGCAAACATCCGGGATGCTTTGAGGGTAATGTAACGCCGAGCTTGTTCTGGTAGCTCTTCGTATTCAAGTAGGAAAGTAATGTTAACCTTAAGCTCATCGACAGTGAATGTGTCGGTGTAGTTCTTTCGGTCAAACAATGTGTTACCTCGTTGGACTACATCGTAGTTGTTATCGACTGTGTCCACTTGAAGGACGTTATCAGGTAACACAAACTTGTTAGAAGCGTTTACTTCTAAGGTGTAGTCGTAGGCGGTATTAAAATGCCATCCCTCTTGTTGTACCTCACGGGACACTTCGTCAATAACACCTTTCGCTAGTGCAGCCGAAGGAGGAAGAGCTGTGGTGTTCGAAATTGAGTTAACAGGTGCTTCGGTGACGTAACCGAGCATGGTGTTAACAGCGTCGAGTTTGGAGGTAAGGGTAGCCATATTAATTGAAAGAGAAAGGGCCGCACCCTATCCGAAGACAGGAGTGCGACCGTTGGGTTTTATTGGGTTGGTTTAGGCACTATCTTTGATTTCAAAGGCAGCCTCGGGGCGAAGGATTCCATGGCCCATAGCATACTTAGCAATGAACAGGCTTCCTTGTAGCTCAACCTTGTAGTCACTTTCAGTGGCAAGGTCAAGAAGCTTGACGGTTCCAATCGCTGATGGGTGTCCACCAATGATCTCAGTGGTCACGAGGTTACCATTATATCCCGGACCTCCAGCAGTAGCACCGCCGAACGGTTCGTTAGACGCAGTTCCATCGCCGGTAGCGGTCCCTGAAAGATCAACCGCGATGTCACTGAGATGGTTACTCTTGTAGAGGTTAATTCCGGCAACCATTGGGATGCGACCAGAAGCAACATCACCACGACCACCAAAGTCACGATTAACAACCTCTTCACCAGAGGCAATCAAGGTGTAGTAATCTTTGGGTTTCAGGATAGCGAAACGCGCTCCGTCATCCGGGATGTCGTTTTCATCAAGCTTCTGAGCAGCACTGAACAAGGCAGCTTGAATCTCAGCACCACTGAGTAAAGCTACGCCCCCACTGTTACTGTCAATCTGGATACCGGCTTTGCCACCAGCAATGGTAGCACCAGAACGGGCAGCACCTACAAGGGTCTTCATGGTTGCAAGATCGAATCGCTTAGCAAGAGCCTTACCGAGTTCCTGAGCATAAATGCTACGGATATCGTAATGGTTCTTAAGCTCATCAATGTTTGCAATGAACGTAGACGCAAGAAGAACATCATCAATGGTGATGACTTTCTCAGCGTGTTTGATCTGACTCAGATACGAGTTAGCACCGTCAGCAATGTTCTCACCGGGGGTGTGATACTTTGCATCAGCAATGCCAGTCACAGGGAACTGAGCAGACTTTCCGTTGGCGATAGTTCGCATCGTGTGAAGTCCTTTCATCACGTTGAACTCTTCGAAGGTGGTCAGGATTTCTCCCGAGAACACCTTGAGGAACAAAGCATCAACTGCTGTTCCCGTATTACCGACAAGTCCCAAGCGGGACGGAGTAGTATTTCCGTTAGCCATATTTTATGGTTTTCTATTTGTTGTAGTTAAGGTTGTCCTCATTCTAATGTGTCCGTATCCGGGTTCGGAGTTATTGAGTATCCACAGAGAAGTGGGTCGCATCGTCGGCCTCGGGGGAGTCTATCGTTATGATGACTTTTGGTTTAAACACCACCAAGCTACGAATGCGGCTTGTGATAATGGTGAAAAAGTGGTTGTGTTATCGACACAGTAGTCCCGAACGGGAGGTGTGAAGTAACAGAAAAGGTAGTGGAGGCTAAGGTGCCTCGTATCCGTGAGCGTAGGGACAATCAATCCCAATCATCGGACATTGTTCTCTAAATCGTTGATGTAATGTAACATCTCCCCCACCGTCTGTTTCTGGGTTGGGGTAAAGTTTTGTTGGTCCAGTCTCTCTAAAAAGTAAGGGAGGCGTGTCGGACGAAGATTCGGACTGCATCCAGTCGTCA